CACAGACTGTGGAAGTAACCAAGAAGTAAAAAATTTACAAAGAACCACAGGTACTTTATTGAAAAGAAGAAACTATACACCTATTGCAGAACAAGAACATATATGGGCTGGGATATGTACTAGAGGGGAAATAGGCATGAAATACGATGCTATAAAAATGCCTCATGGTGCTAAAATAAAATTTCCAAGTTGTTATACAGCCCACACAGATAAAACAGGATACTGGGACTTTTCTCAATTCCTAAATTCAGATGGAACACCTTTAGGTGGTAATATTGATTCTCAACATGCGTCTGATGATGGATATGGAATGATGGATAACAACAGTATATACGATGATTATAAAGACTAATTATGCCTAAACACATACCAGAAGAAATTAAATTTCAAGCTATGGAACTTTTCTTACAAGGTGATAAATCTGCCAAACAGATAGCCGAAGAAGTTTCTACAGAAGAACACCCAGTAGCAGCCCCTACTATTTATATGTGGGCAAAAAGAAATAAGTGGGGAGAACAAAAAGCAGTGGCTATAGCTGACGAACAAACCAAGATAGCTGAAACTCAAGGACAGCGCTTCGCAAGATTACAGTCGGAACAGCTTGACACATACACAGAAATTGCTAATAAAGCTGGTAGAGAAATAAAAGGGCTAACTTTTGACCGCCCCTTAGATGCCGCTAGAGCTGCAGATATAGGGATAAAAGGACAAAGAGAAGTTTTGCAAGGAATGATTAACATGGAATTTGTTCAAGATATCATGAGTGTTTTGATTGAAGAAATTTCTGACAATGAGACTTTACAAAGAATCGGTGTGAAACTAAAAACTATTGAGCAGCAACACAGGAATCTATAAGCATGGCAAAAGATATTATCAGCGTTGAAGACGCGTTTAATTTGCTGTCTGATGGTTTAATAGAGCAAAAACGCTATGAAGTTGGCAGCTTTAGGGAGTTTATTGAAAATATATGGGCTCTTTCATATGATAACCCAGAGTATTTTAAAGCTTGGCATGTAAGTTTACTTGCAGAAGATATTGAAGAATGTTTAGAAACAGGTTTGAATTATGTTGGGGTATTACCCAGAGGACATTTTAAATCAACTATTTTAGGACATGCTTTTAGTGTTTGGAGATTATTAAAAGCTCCTAGAGATATGTCCATACTTTACTTATCATATAGTGATGGTATGGCTAAATATCATATAGCAGAGATAAATAAAGTTATTTCTAGGAATCCTATAATTCCAGAGCTATTGATAAACAGAAATCCAAAAGCAGATTACTCAGCTAGATTTTACAAAAACAATCAACCTATGGAAATAATGCATGGTGGTTTGTTTTCTTTCAAACGAGGTATGCACGTGAATGGTGCGCTGATTGCTGATGACGTATTGAGAGACCCAGAGAACCCATTGAACATGGGACAAATAACTAAAGTTGAAGACCATTTTATGACAGAAAGTTTGTTCATACCATTGAAAGAAGCACCTGTTATTGTTGTAGGAACACCTATGATGCCCGGCGACATTTTATCTAAGTTACAAGACGATGAAAGATTTAAAGCTAGAGTATTGCCTGCCTTGGACCCAGTGCCGGGCAGAAGGGTATTAGCTCCTGAGATAATGAGTGAGGATTATTTATTAGCGCAACAAAAAGCTAGACCAAAATCTTTTGCATCAGAGTTTATGCTAGTGCCTCACTTTGCCACAGAGTCTTATTTTGACGCTGAAGATATAGAAAAATGTGAAGTTGATACTTTAAGGTCTGCCCCAGCGACTAAAGAGTTTACTAACTATGAAGTATCAGACCAGTTTTTTGGTGGGTATGATGTAGGGAAGAAAAAACATCCATCTCATTTAGTAATATTTAGAAAGCGTGGGGAAAACATTGAGCAAATCCATTCTTCATTTTTAGATGGCTGGAGTTACTCAGACCAAATAGAATATCTAAATGAAGTAGCGGATAACTTCCATTTGACTTCAGGTTATATTGACAACACTAGAGGAGAGTTAGAAGACAGGGGATTAGACACAAGATGGAGACCCATGAATTTCTCACAAAAAACTAAAAATACCATGGCTTCTGTCTTTGAAAATTTTGTTCATTCGGGTATATTAAAACTAATAAAAGACGAAAGACAAAAGCAGCAGATTCTGTCTGTAAGCAATGAATTAAAAGCACCGGATACTCCAATGGGACATGGGGATGCTTTTTTCTCAATTGCAATGGCATTACAGGCAGCCCATGACACAGCGTATAAGTTTGTAGATTTAGGTAGCGCAGCCGATTGGTTTAATGCTATAAGTCCGGGGGAAACTCCGGAAAGTCGAAGTCAGTTAATGGATGAGAAAAAGGGTGGTTCAGAAGAACTAATACCTAAACCTAATCCATTACAAATGCAACCATTAAATCCTATTGACAGGGCAGACACTGCTCCTAATCCTATGTGTAAGGAGTCTGTGTGTAACCCCAGTTTTTGGGTGTCAGAACGAGGTCTATGCCTTTATTGTGGGTTTAGACAAAATTAGATAAGGAGAAATAAATAAATGATATTAAAAGATAAATCAAACCCAATTACTGAACAAGCTGAAGTTATATTAAATCATAGGTATTATTTAAAAGATAAACAGGGTGATGTCATTGAAGATTCTTCTCAATTATTTCAAAGAGTAGCTGATGCTATTTCTAAAGTTGATGTTGACTATGGTAAGTTACCTGTAGATGCAGAACTTACTTCTAAAGAGTTTTATACTATTATGTCTAATTTAGAATTTATTCCGAACTCTCCAACTCTTATGAATGCAGGAACTGAGCAAGGAACATTATCTGCTTGTTTTGTGTTGCCCTTAGAGGATAGCATGGAAGGAATAATGAAAGCCGCGCATGATGCCGCAATGGTTCAAAAATTTGGAGGAGGAACCGGTTTTGCTTTATCTAAATTAAGACCTAAAGGGGATAAAATACAATCAACTCATGGGATTGCCTGTGGGCCTATAGAAGTACTAAAAACACTTTCAAGAGTGTCATCTATGATAACCCAAGGTGGAAAAAGAGATGGCGCGAATATGGCAGTTATGTCTATATACCACCCAAATATTTTAGAATTTATTGACTGTAAAAAAGTTGAGGGTGAAATACATAACTTTAATATTTCGGTTGGGGTAGATTCAAACTTTATGAAAGCTGTTGAAAGTGGCAGTGAATACAATTTAATAAACCCTAAAGATAACACAATAGCTGGGAAACTAGATGCTCGAGAAGTGTTTAGTAAAATAGTATATGGCGCTTGGAGAAATGGTGAACCCGGAATGATATTCCTAGACCAAGTAAATAAAGATAATCACGTATCAGAAACATATGGAGAAATGATTGCTACAAACCCATGTGGCGAGCAACCGCTACTGGGCAACGAGTCCTGCAACCTAGGTTCTATAAACTTAGCAAAATTTTATCAAAAAGCTGATGAAGGAAGTTCGTTTGGTTGGAACGATAAAATAGACTGGGCTCGATTAGAGAGCGTCACAAGAAAGTCAGTTCATTTCCTAGATAACGTAATTGACGCAAACAAGTATGCTACACCTGAAATAGAGCACATGACTAAATCTACCAGAAAAATAGGTCTAGGTATAATGGGGTTTGCTGATTTATTAATACAAATGCATATCCCATATAATTCTGAATTAGCTAGAGAAGTAGGAGAAAAGGTTATGTCTAAGGTACGAGAGTGGGCAGACGACGAATCAAAAGTTTTAGCTAAGAGTAGAGGGGCCTTTCCAGCTTGGAAAGATAGTAATTATAATAAAGAAACAGAAGTCTACAGAAATCATTGTAGACTAACAGTTGCTCCAACAGGAACTATATCAATGATAGCCGATACATCTAGTGGGATTGAACCTACATTTGCATTGGCTTGGAAAAAACAAAACATATTAGAAGGTAAAACTTTGAATTATGTAAACAAGTATTTTGAAGCAGATGCTATAAAACATGGATTTCATTCAGAAGATTTAATGGACTATTTGGCAGAAGGCGGTTCATTAGCCACCGTACCCGAGGTACCAGACTGGGCTAAGGCTGTTTATGCTACAGCGCCTGACATTTCTCCTGAAGACCACGTACTGATGCAATCAGCTTTCCAAAGCTCTTGTGATTCGGGAATCTCTAAAACAATTAACTTTTCAAATTCAGCTACAATTGAAGACGTTGAAGATGCTTATATGTTAGCGTGGAAAGAAGGGTGTAAGGGAATTACTGTATACAGAGCGGGAAGTCGAGAGAAAGAAGTACTGGTAAAAGGCAATCAAGAAAAAGCCGAACAACCAACACTGGACGGGTTTGAAATAGAGGAAGCTCTTATAAATAAACCAACCCATATAAAATGTTGTGATAATCCTAATGTAGTTTTTGCTGATGGGTGCGAGACATGCAAAACCTGTGGGTGGAGTGCCTGTCTAATTGCCTAGGAGGTAACATGGACAAAGAACAAAGGACCAACTTCGATAATACATTTTATAATCATCAGGAGGAGATGAAAGGCATATCTGCGATTTTAGACACTCAAGAAGATTTAAAAGAACAAATTGTATTATTATCAGAAAAAGTAGATAAACTAACTCTTTTGTTTACTGATTTACAAGAGAAATATGTGCATCAAAACAATCAACTTCGCCAAGAATTAACAGGTAGAAGATAAATATAAAAATTATAGTATAATATAAAGACAGAAAAGAATTAGGAGAAGTTTATGGTAATTGGTAACATGTTATCAGATTCAGGACAGCAGTATGTGGCTACTAAAGATGATAAGAATACTTGGAGAATATTAGACACTTGGCATGCAGAGTTAAAAAATATGAATGCTGATGACGATATTCCTGACGATAGTCCAGCAGTTACAGCGTTATCTGAAGGACAGTTTATTGCTTTAATAAAAGAAGCTGCTAGTGAAGGTGTTTTAGAAAATGTTAATATTACTTCTGATGTTGATACAGCTGAACTAGAATACGAAATAGACACTAAAAATAGTAAGATAGTAGAGTTAGAAGATAAAATAAAACAACTTACTTCAGAGAAACAAGAAGTTGAAATAAAAGCGTCTCATTCTGAAGAGTTTGAACTAAAAGAAAAAGCTATGGATAACATACTAAAACTAGTATCCATGCAGGATATGACTAAACTAAGTAGGGATTAATAATGAAATTATCTGAATATCTACCGCAAGTTCCCCAGATGCAGCAGCAAATGGCAGACTTGAATAAACAAATCAGTCTGTTAGATGTTATGAAGTCTTCTGGAGACACTGGGGCGGCACCTACTATTGGGCTGGACCAAATTGTAAATACGTGGGTACGTCACCAAATGGCATACAGGCAACAGCTTGTACAAGACTTACAAACTATTGCAATGTCCGTAGAAGAAATTAGAGGACCTGTATCTCATATTACAAGTGAGGTATTTAGGAGAGGAATACAAATTCACCCTACAACCGAAAACCCAGACCCTGAAGAAAAAAAGCGCTTGAACACATGGCTAGCAGATTGTAATTTATTTGACCAAGCTTTAGAAGAAGTTCTTAGACAATTTCACCACGACTTAAACACTCTAGATGATGCATTTATTTATTTGGCTAGAGAATACAAAGATGAGGGTGATGGTAAAATAACTTCCCGTCTTAGAGAGATAAGGAGACTAAATCCAGCATTAGTAGAGTTTGATTTAGACCAAGCCGGATTGCCAAAGAATGCACACTGGGTGTGTTTAGTCCATAGAGAAGTTGTCTCTGAGAACAAAGGTATATGTGAAAAAGATGACTGTAAGGCTGAGATGGCCCCAGTCATGTATAAGTATTATCACAGAAATTCTCATTTATATTTTACAGATGATGAAATTATACATCTTTCAAAATACTCACCATCTGAAACATATGGTTGGTCTCCAATACTTACTATATTTGAAAAAGCGTTGACGCTAGTAGGTATGGACAAAAATCTGTATAGATATTTTTATGAAAGAAAAATGCCGGCAAGTATGTTGATGGTAACTACAGATGACCCAGAGTCTTTACGTAGAGAACGAGAACACATTGCAGCGCAAACTAGAATGGACCCAAACTATATACCTATGGTAGCTGTATCTGCTAGAAACCAAAGAGGTAGAGTAGATATGGTAAGACTATTTCACACACTAAATGAAATGGATTATCTACCTGTAAGAGATGAAATAAGAGAACGTGTAGCCGCTATGTGGGGTGTTACACCTGCTTGGCAGGGTGCTCCAGAGGCATTTGGTGGACTATCTACACAAACACAACAACTAGTAGTTATGAGTAGGGTTGTTGAAGGCGACCAAAGACTCTTCCATGAAAAAGTATTCCCCAAAATATTAAAAGCTTTTGGTATAGAAGGATATAAACTTGAATTACCACAACCCGAAGAAAAGGCTGATTCTACTAGATTGGCTTTAGCTCAACAGAAAATAGCAATAGCTAATCAATTTGCACAACTTGGATTTGACCTTGAGTTAAAAGAACAAGATGTTGATTTATACGATGCTGAGTTTATGATAAGTGGTAAACCTGTACAACTAGCTAGAATGCAGGCAGAACAACAGGCGTTGAATTTAGCTCAAATGCAACAACAAATGATTCAACAGGAAGAAATGGCTGCTCAACAGGAACAAATGCAGGAAGAGATTCAAGGCGAAGCTAATGAGGGCGAGCCTGCTGAAGGAGAGCCCATACAAGCTATGGAAAAAGCTTACAAGCCACCATCACAAAGAAAGTTTAAAGGAAGAACTGGCGGTGTAACCCCAGACTGGCATGATAAATCCCCAGACGAAGAAAGAGATATTGACGAGTGGGCAGAAGCGCGGTCAAAAAATATATATTTATCTAAAAACTGGGTTGAATCTTTGAATGAGAAAGGTTTTGTTATGCCTATAATAAAACAAGTCTCTCCTGATATGAATAAAATATGGTTTGTAGATAATAATACAGACTATGTGGCTAATTTATCTGGAAGTAACATAGTTCACGTTGAAAAAGCTATGTTTGGAGATGCCACTAGATTTAGTAGAAACAAACAAGAAGGCCCAAAAGCAACGAAACCAACAAAAATTGATATAGACGATGACCAAACTTAATAAAGGACAAGTAAATGGTAAGAAATTCTCTTATGATGATGATGGTCTAAGAGACGCTATTTCGTATGCTACTAAATTGATGAGAGAGAAAAAAGCGGTTGATTTTCAATGGCATGATGAGTATGAGAAATCACTCTCTAAGGAAGGTGGGAATGGGGGCGGTGCAGCCACGTCTGGCTCTTTTGGTAATGGCGGTGGAACTGTATTCACATCAACTAACTCTGGTATTTTCTCCCCTACGTATGGCGGGGGAGGCAGAAAGAAGAAAAAGAAGAAGAAATCTGCTGTTGAAAAATTAGGAGATTTTGTTACTGATAATTCTCCAGAGAAAAAAATGGTAAAAGAATATAAAAATAGAGAGACTGTTTTTCCAAGTGGGGAGACTATAAACCCTCAAATCCCAAGAGTAGATTACAAAAAAAGATGGGGTTCTAACGAGTACGATTCTTTAGCTGCAGGGGGTTCAAAAGATAAAGAATCTCAAGATGTTCCGGAGTTAGACGAGGAAACCGAAGACATCCCATTCAAGTAGGTAAAGTTGAAAAATAATTCATTATATGCTAAACTATGCCCTAAGTGCAGTGGGCACATGTTTTTAAACGAAGATGAAGATTTACAGTGTATAACCTGTGGTAAAAGATTAGTAAGGAGAGTAGAGTTTGAGTACGATACCCGAGAAGGTAAAATCCGAGATAATAAAAAGAAGGCGCTTAGGGGCGACGTGGACAGCAATCAGCAACTGGTTACTGAAAGAACACGGAGTGGAAGTTCACCGGATAACAATTCAGCGCTGGTACGACAGAGAATGTTCCGAAGTAGAGGACGAGGCCTTACTTTTAGGAGATAACGTTTCTGAAAGAGTAAAGCTTGATAAAAAAATAGCCACTCATAAAGGGGAGGCTACTTTCTATAAAAAACTTTACGAAACTTCTTTAAAAGACTCAGCTAAAAAAGAACTTATTGTTGAAACAATACAAGAGTACACAAAAGCCTTTCCGTCAGTTCCTTTAAGGCAATCTGAAAATACTAAAAATAATCCATTCGGAGAGAAAAGCCAAACTATGGTTGCTCCTTTATCTGACACTCACATAGGAGAACATGTATTCAAAGACCAAATGGGCGGCTTGAATGAGTATAACTTCGAGATATTTAATAAACGTATGTATGGTTGGGTGAACGAAATACTAAAGCACGCTTCGTATAGAAGACAAGCGGTGCCTGTAGATGAACTAATTATACCCATGCTAGGTGACATGATTAGTGGAGACATACACGAAGAGTTAGCTAGGTCTAATATGGCTAACTGTATGGAACAAATGATTAGAGGAGCTAGTATTATTGGACAAGCCTTGATGTACTTAGCCCCACATTTTACAAAAATTAAAGTTCCTTGTGTAGTTGGTAATCATGGTAGGATGACAAGAAAACCACCTATGAAAGATAAGTATATGGATTGGGATTATATGCTGTATCAATGGATGGCCTCTTTTTGTAGAAATCAAGAAAACATAGAGTTTCATATTCCCAAAAGCTTTTACACCACATTTAAAGTACACGACCAAGTAGTTCTTATTACTCATGGAGATTGTATATCAGGGGCGGGTAGTAGTGGAGCAATAACAAATTCAATGACTAAACTAAGAAGTGTTTTTCAATATAAAAAAACTTTGCAAAGAGAAATAGAAGATGCTTCAGATAAAGACGCAGAGGTAGAGTTTGATAGTGTTATGATGGGACACTTTCATAGGGTTGATGAAATAGATATAGGTACAGGAGTATTACTTATCTGTGGAACTATGAAAGGTCCAGACGAGTTTGCCTTGCAACGACTACAAGCAGCTACTAAACCAAAACAAATAATTACTTTTTGGCACCCACAAGATGGTTATAAAAGCAGAGAAATTATATCTTTAAATAAATATGACACAAGCAAAAGAAAATTTATAGACAAGATTCCTGAGAAGTGGATGGATTTAGAGCAAACGTCAGTATAATAATACTATGGCTACCATTTCCCGACAAGAAGCATTTGAAATTTATAAAAAAGTTGAAAAAGCTTTTAGGGCGTGGTGGGAACAATTAGCAGAGGATACTTACGAAATTGCGCAAAATGAAAATGCGGGGTTTGTGCCTTATAAAACAGGACAACTAAAAGAGTCCGGGTATTTAGTAAAAAGAGACACCAGTTTTAGTATAGGATATTCAGCTCCGTATGCTGGAGAAGTGTATAACCCTGACAAATATTTTGTTGGTTATGAAACTGCCCCACATACGTCTGAGGTTCAACCATATATTAGACAAGGGAAACCTGTAAAAGGACACTCAAAAACATATCAAAAAATTGGGCAGCGCCCTTGGAGGCTAAAAAATGGTCAGTGGAGGACGATTGACATAAATAAAGCCCGCGCAAATAGACCTAAAAATGAATGGATACAAAGGGCTTGGGCAGCAGTATATGAAGGGATTCATCCCAAAGACCGGAAAGCTTTAGGCTTAAAAAAAAGAGTTCCAGTACAATTCCCACAAAGTAGAATAAATTGGAGACAATAAAAATAGGAGATAGAAATGGACAAAGACACAAGTATAGTAACACCAGAACAAGAGTATATATTCGCCAGACATTCTAAAATGGTGGGTAGAGTGCTAGACCAAGTAGAAGCAGCGCTTCCTGAAGGTAATCAATGCGAGAAAGTAAAGAAACTAATACAAAACATTCTTTATGATTTTCGTAATGAAATGCTAGAAATGATTGCAAAAGAGCAATAAATTCTAATTTATAATATATTTCTATTATAAAATTCTACATCTCAGTAGGATTTTTCGATTTCCGTAGTATAATGTAGTAACGTTTAAATATAACGTTATATTTCCCGATACATAGTAAGGTCGGAGGTGGCTTAGACCAACCTTTTATGAAAGCTGGGAGCAAACAAAAATCATAGGAGGTTAATACTATGGCAGACATCTCAGAAAGAATTGAGAAGCAGATGGAAGGCACAAACCTCGCTCTTGCCGCAGTAGCTGAAGTTCTACAAAAAATGGACAGCAGATTACTAAAGGAAGAGGAAGATGAAGAAGAAGAGATTTCAAAAGCTGCAGCTGAACAAGCACAAGCAGAACTAGTGAAGTCTGTTGCTTCCGAGGTTGTTTCTATGTTAAAAGCTAGTGAAGGTGACAGTTATGCTGGTGCTGACGTTAGCGGTGACGAAAGAGCGGCTTCCCCAACTGGTGGGACACCACAAAACGCTGATGACTCTGAAAGTGATGCAGGAATAGATGCAAAAATCGAGGAACAGCAAAACACAATTCAAGCTGCACACATGGGCGATGACGACAAAGAAGACGAAATCGAAAAAGCTTATGGAAGAGGATATGCGGCTGCAATGAAAAAAGGTCATGATGATGACGATAAGGATGGAATGGAAAAGGCAGATGACGATGAGTCAGCTGACGAACCAGTAGCAGAGAAGGGTATGGACGATGACGATGACGACATGGACAAAATGCAGAAGCAAATAGATTCTTTGAAAAAGCAACTTGCTGATTCAGAAGCTAATATGCAGAAAGCAGTCCAAGCAGAATCTGAAAACAGACTAAGAAAAATGGGCTTCAGAGAGGAAACTGGATTACAAGCTCCAAAAACAGTTAGCGGATTGGGCGTAGATGGTTCTACACCTATCCAAAAATCTACTTCTGTTGAAGACACTCCAGCTCAATTGGCTGAACTTTCTTATTCTGAACTTAGAAGAATGCAACACCAAATAGAATCTGGCGACACCGATGGTGTTCCTAGGGAACTATTAGGATAAACAAAACAAACTATAGGAGATTATAAACATGGCTAATCCAAGTTTAAGTGAATATCTTGCACAGTCTCAAAGAGGTTTGTATAATTCTGTATTCGGTCCAGAGTACCTACAGAAACAAACATACTTTACAGTAGATACTGCTACAGGTATATTCAACACAACATATGGAAGAAAAGTTTGGCAAGCACTAAACAACCAAACTAGATTCTTCAATGCTATCCCAAGAGTGGTTTGGGGTAACACAGCTGGTTGGAGGGTAAGAACTGACAGAGGTTCTAGCCGTTCAAGGCCAGTAACTGAAACTGGAAGTTTGCCAACAGTAGACGTTTCCAACATAGAAACAATTTCTAGTTTACCTAGAATAGTTTCAACTACATTCGGTGCTTCAGTGAAGTCAGTATTCACTGCGCAATTAGAAGGTGGTGTTGGTGATGTTCTTGCGTTGGAAAATGAAAATGCTCAGTTAGACCACGTAAAAGAAATCAACGAAGAGCTTCTAGCAGGTTCAGCTTACTTGACATCTGCTGGTGGTGCAACATCATTTACAGTTCCTGCTGCAATAGCAAAGAACTTTAAAATTGGTGATGCAGTAGCTCAATATGACGTTTCTGCTACAGGTCACGACAGAACTTCAGGTTCTACAATTTCTGCAGTAAACACATCATCAGGTGCTGTTACTGTTGCTTCAGGTACTACATTCGCTGACGGTGACGTAGCCTACATTTATTCAAGAGCAGGTATGACATCTATTGATGATATTATCTCAGAAGATGGGGCCGCTGTTGGTGGTGGAGAAGCTAGAACAAGAGCTTACGACCTAACTCTAGCTGGTAGAACAGCTGGTGCATGGAACGCAGGTGCTTCTGTTTCTTACAACTCAGGTACAGGAAGAGCTCTAAGTCTAAACTTACTAGACACAGCAATCCAAAAAATCAGAGAAAATGGTGGAGAACCAAAACTA